CGGCATTGCTCAGCGACCAGCGCGGCCTTGGCCTGGAAATGCGGGTCTTTGGCGCGCTTGGACTCGAACCAGCGGGACCCGGAAACAGCAACGTCCGTGCATGGCGGGAAGCCGATGACGATGACGACGTTCTCAGATCGGATGATCTGAGATAGCCGAGGCATCGCCTCAAGGATGGTTGCCGATATGCGCTCAACAGGGCCGTCGATCGAAGTTTCAGGGTGCTGCGGGTCCACCAGGACGGCGCGATAACCTGCTTCGACCCATGGCTCAGCCATGACGCCAGTGATATCGCACAGACAGATAATGGTTCCTTTGCTCATGCCGCCTCCAGAGTCCCGATCCGCTTTAACTCAGCCAGCGATACGGACGTAATGATGTGTCGCGGGGTGATGTACGGGCGCCAGATAAATAAGACAGATATGCATTCACTTTGCATTCTTATTTTTCCTTCTCTCTGCATGCCTCAATTTCATTCTTTCAGAGGTGGCTCGTTTGTTTTTTATTGAAATGTAATTTAGCCCAAGCTTATATGCATGCTTGTTGTTATCGGAAGCGGAGCACCATTCAAGATTGCAAACTGAATTATCCTTTTTATCTCCATTTTTATGGTTGACAACATAATCGGCATTCGTGCAAGGTATAAAAGTCATAGCAACAAGCCTATGAATTAAATAACGTTTCTTAACACCATCCTTGCAAAGACCTACCCCTAAGTATCCTCTTGGGTGTTTTAATGGCTTCATATTTTTCCCAGGATACAATCTCCCCATATAATCCTTGTGAGGTAAGGACCTGATTTCTCCTAGTGTGGAAATTTCATAAATCCCCTCATATCCCTTTATCTGCGACCACCTTCCTCTTTCATTTTTTGGAGTTTTCGATCCGCCGTAGTCAGTCATTGCGCACCTCTTTTCGTGTGCAGCTCTTCAGCCAGCCGCTGAGCCTTTAACGGGTTTCTTACCACTTCACCAGATGGCATTAGCCAGCCACGATGAAGGACGGAGTACATGCACTTCACTTTCCCTACGGTTATGTCGTCGCGGTAATGTTTCATTCGAGCTCCAGTATCATTCGCTTGGTTTCTGCCACAAGGGAGAGAAACTCATTCCTTCTCGCACGAAGGCGGCTTATCTCTGATTCGCACTCAGCGGCCGACAGGCGGTAAACAATGAGCTGCTTCCCGTCAGGGAAATCAGAGCAGTAGCTGATGAAGTCAACCCAATCCCGGCCAGAGCAATCAAGGTGGCCGATTAGTTGCCATCTGTAAGCCGGATCGAAGGAGCCTCGGGTGAGGGTGGCGTAGTGAGTGGCGGCAATGACCGACTTAATCTCAATCACTCCGTCCTGGCCTACGAGTCCGTCCGGACTATCCCCATATGTTTCGTGATCAAAGAAACCGCCGTTATCCACGTCGACAAAGTTCATTTCTTCGTACAGCATGCGGGCAATTGGCTCCTGTTCGTGACCACGCTCCATATGCTCGTTTGAGAAGCCAAACTCAGACTTGCACCCTTTAATCTGCTCAAGAGCTAACTGAAGCGCATAACGCTTGGCTGGCTCGCCAAACGCCTTGCCATCGTTAGCCATAATCAAGCCGAAGTTTGAAGCGGTAGCCTTCCCCAGGCGAAGAGCATCCCACTCTTCCCCGTTTTGCTCGACGTCATGCCAGATCATGCTGAGCACTCCTGTTCCAGTTGGCGGCGATGCTCTGGAGAAATGTCCATTCTCGCCAGCACTGCATCAAGGTTTCCATCGCGCCTGAAGGCGGCCTTAGCGTTATTCCATGCCTGCGTTTTTTCCGGTGAAAGCACAGGTTTTGTAACGCGCGCCGGGCTTAAACGGAGACCTTCAACCGATTCCTTTCCGAACCGGACGTTTTTATCTACGTAAACAGTGACTTTCACGCCGACCCAATCCTCAAGGAATGGCGATCCGGTAATGCTTTTCAGCATCTTGCTGTTGGTGGCATTCAGGATCATTGGCTTAAGCTTTTCGCCAGGGCGCAACTCGCGCTCCTCAAAATAAGCGGTGTTAAAAACGTCTTTAGTTTTTTTGGTTTTGTCGCTTTCTAATGTTGCCCGGGCGATCGTCAGCACCGTGGGTTCAACGATATCGGCACTGCTCAGATAGGGAGAGTCAAAAGCTTTTCGGTAGTGAGTTTTAGATTCAGACATTTCATGCATCCTTAAAACGGGCAGCCTGTGCGGTGATCCCAGTCGTATTCCGCCTGGGCGTAAGCTATTGCTGTGCGCAAATCGTTGTATACCTCGCCAGCCTTATCGCTACGGAGGCCTTCATATGGAAACGCTTTGGACGATGCAGACTGGCGTAGCGCCGCGTAAGGATCATCTGGAAGGCTGTCAAAGACCTCTTTTGCCCGATCGTCAATCCACTTTTGCTTCTCTTCGGTGAGCGACTGTTCAGCCCATTTCCGTTCTTCGATAGCGTCGTATGCGCGATATGCGTTCATAGCTCGCTCCTGAAATTTGGTTGTAAGAATCCCGGCACCGTAATGGCTGCCTGATAGCTCAGTTAAATTCTTCGGTTCGATTACCGGCTGAGACCTTGCCCCAACCCGTTCAGATAAACTTCAACCAGCAAGTCGGTTGTGTAAGTCCGCTCAATCCCGCGATGCAGGTACAGGCGGCCGCGTTTATTTGCTGATGCTGTCCAGGTGCTTTCCCGATGCTTAACGAGCATCCCTGGGAGAACGGCGCCGCGGTTAACGGTCTGTGTCCCGTAATGATGACTAACCATTGAACACCCCCGTAACGTGCAGAATTTTGATAATCAACGCTGTCAAGATAACGCCGCAGATCAGCAGGCAGTAAATCAGTGAACGAATGCCGTTTCTGCTCATGCTGAACCACCAGGCATCAGGCAGAACGCGCTTGCTACCAGTACGCATACGACGATGGCGAATGCGTGTGCCAGAAACTTAAACCACTCGGTTTTATCTTCTTCGCGGATCATCTCTTCACCTTTGCCTTAAAGCCGGCCAGCTGAGCGTTGTTGCGATTACCCGGCGTTGCCGGTGTTGTTTGGATGAGTTGAATATACAAAATACAATCAATCTTGTAAACACATAAAATTGTATTTTGTTGTATTTAACAATCAAGTGATTGTTTTTGTTGTTTTTATATTTGTTATTTGGCGTATTTCAGGAAGGTATTTTGTGTTACAGGCGAAAAAAAAGCCCGATGCCGGGCTTTGTAGTAGTGATAGTGGTTATTTTTGCAGGGATTTTATTGCGGAAGGGGTAAGCATAGAAGGGGGAAGGCTGCGCAGGTTATAAATGTAAGTCATATAGCACCCGCAATCTCTTGGGAGCGGTATGTCATTAAGGAATCCATCAACCCCGGGCTTTATCAATTTTTTCTTTATCGCCCATGATCCCTTAATGGTATAGATCCTCCCCTCTCGTTCTGCATGCTCTTTGCAGCCCCTTGATTTCCAAACAGCCGCAAGGGCATTGTTATCAACTGCATAACTGTGATCAGCCGCATTAAGTAGCGTTTTCGCATTTTTAACCGAAGAGTCTATGCTTACTGGTTGATACTGTTTTAACTTCTTTTTTGTGGACTGTTTTTTATGCCAAATAAAAACGAACAGGCAACACGTAACTGCTAAGAACGCCCCAAGCAAAAAAGAGAAAAAACTCATGATTACAATACCTTAATGGTTAAAGTAAAACTGAATACCAGAAAACCCTTCCTATGATTTCAACATCTTGCTCCATTGCCTCTTCGTCCTCTCGGTTGAAGCTGCGTATCACAAGAATTCCACCTGGCTTACGGTATAATTGCTTTATCCGCTTTAGCTTTTCATCTCCGGCACCTGGTTGCGCGATAGCATATAGTTTTCCATCAATGATCCGTTTGTTATTGGTGTCTACTGCAACCGTTGTTCCATCTGGAATAACAGGCTCCATACTGTCTCCAGTGGCTGGGAAGCAGATAACTCCAGAACCATCGCTGTTAGCGCCAACTCTTCTTAATGTTGCTTTGGAGAACCTCAACTTAAAGCCATTGTGATCATCGCTTTGAATGCGTCCATCCCCGCAGGCAAATTCGATATCTTTCAAAAAAGGCACTTCTACTTCGCCCTCACTTAGTGGGGTATTTTTGTCCCATGAATCGACTTGGGACCATTCTTTTTCGGGAGGAATTTCACTGGTCATTTCATGCTCCCCCGTTAAGAGCCAGCTAACTGAGCACTTTAAAGCTGCTGCCAGCTCCGGCAAGTATCTTGGGCGCTTAGTCCTTCCGTCTTCGAGTTGCTGTATGGCCTGCTGAGAGGTTTTAGCTAGTGAAGCCAGCTCCGCTTGCGTCAATGATAGCTCCGCACGCCTAAGTTTTACTCTGTCCGCAATATTCATATCCACCTCATAAACCGATCCCTCATGCTTACAAGAAACAAGGTATTTGACAAACAAGTTTGTTTGACAATAAAATACAAATAACCTTGTGAAGGAGGCATCATGGAAACTCTTTCTGACCGCGTTAAAAAACGCCGCAGTGAACTTAATTTGACCCAGGCCGGTCTTGCTGAGCTTTCTGGAACCAAACAGCAGACTATTCAGCAAGTTGAATCCGGATTAACAAAACGCCCACGCAAGCTCATTGAGCTGGCGACCGCCCTTCAGTGCGAGCCACGCTGGCTTCTTTTTGGAGAGCAAGGGAATAAAACCAATGCCGCCTAACCGGCGGCCATTCCAAACAACACCAGAGGAAGTATTACAAATGGAGAGTTCAACGACACGCAACAAAATGGAGGCTCGCAGGATAGAAAGCTGGTTACACAGCCAGATAGCTGAACTGGGAACCACGAATATCGCCAAAGTGGCCGGAGTGAATAAGTCGACGGTGAGTCGCTGGCGGGAAAGTCTGCTGCCGAACATGTCGCTGCTGCTGGCCATCCTGATTTCTAACAGGCCGGGAGAGAAAGGTGACTTTGAAGCATGAGTGGGAACAGAGGGGCGAAAGCCGCAGTGCGGTAACACTAACGGCTTTCTACGCGAATTAACTGGATCAATTCACAGGAGTAATTATGGCAAATACTGCCGAAGTAATCAATTTCCCTGTGCCTGTCGTGGCACTACAGGAGCTGCGCGTGGCAGATCTCGACGATGGGTTTACGCGCATCGCCAATGAGCTCCTTGAAGCTGTCATGCATGCGGGTTTGTCGCAGCATCAGCTTTTGGTGTTCATGGCTGTCATGCGCAAAACATACGGCTTCAACAAGAAATCTGACTGGGTCAGTAACGAGCAGCTCTCGGAGCTGACCGGCATTCTCCCGCATAAGTGCTCAGCTGCAAAAAGCGTCCTGGTTAAGCGGGGGATATTAACTCAAACCGGTCGTGTTATCGGGATTAATAAAACGGTCAGCGAATGGTCATCTTTACCCGTAAAAGGTACAGAAAAAAAACCTTACCTGAAAAAGGTAACATTACCCGAATCAGGTAAGAAAAGTTTACCCGAATCAGGTAACGCCTATTACCCGAATCAGGTAAACACAAAAGACAAACATACAAAAGACAATAAAGACAATATTAATAACCCCCCTAAATCCCCCCGGGCGGTTTCGTTCGATGCGTTAGCTGTTCAGTTGCCTGACTGGCTTTCTGCAGAAATCTGGTCGTCATGGGTGGCATACCGTCGTGACCTGAAAAAGCCGATCAAGTCTCAGCAGACGGTCACCCAGGCTATCAACCTGCTGGACCGCTGCAGACTGAACGGTTACGCGCCCGAAGAAATTATCAACCGCAGCATCGCCAATGGCTGGCAAGGCCTGTTTGAGCCAAATGGTGCCAAGCCTCAACCAAGTCAACAGGTGCGAGTTGCCGAAAATTTCGCAGGGAAGGATTACGGGCAGACTGAAATCCCATCATGGGCGAGGGACTGATCATGGAACTGGAAGAAAAAATCACTGCCATTGAGCGGATGCTTGATCAGCTGAGTAAGCCACCGGAAGACATCCCGAATTGCGAGGTGGTTATCGAGCGCGTCTGTTGCGAAAAGCATGGCGAGTATGAGCAGCGCAAGCGGATCCTGACCAGCAGCATCATCATCAATCTGCCATCACCGCCGACACGCTGCCCGGGCTGCCTGGAAGACGAACTGAATTTTCTGAGGGATGAAAAGGTTCGCTGGGATAAGCGAGTTCGCCAGCAAACTGCAGAAAGGCTGCTTCGCCAGTTGGACATACCAGAGCGCTTCTCCACGTGCACTCTGGACAGCTACAAGCCTGTTGGTAAGGACTCTGAGCGAGCACTACGGGTCTGCCAGGCCTACGCATCGAAATGGACTGATCGCCTCCAGCAGGGCGGTGGGTTGGTTATGTGTGGCAAGCCTGGTACCGGTAAAAACCACCTTGCGCTGGCCATTGCCCGTCATGTGATTGAGCACCACCAAAGCTCAGTCATTTTCACGACGGCACTCAAGATTGCCCGGGAGTTTAAATCGACATGGTCAAAAACAGCCACGCGCACTGAGGATGAGGTGATCCGCTACTTCACGAAGCCAGACCTTCTGATTGTCGATGAGGTTGGTGTGCAGTTTGGCAGCGAAGCCGAGAAGATGATCATGTTTGAAATCATCAACACCCGCTACGAGCGACTAAAGCCGACGATCCTGATCAGCAACCTGCCGAAGGATGAGCTGACGCAGTTTATCGGCGAGCGCGTCATCGACCGCATGAACGACGGCGGCGGATGCACGATTTCGTTTACCTGGGACAGCTATCGGGAGAACCGGTCATGACAGGCAAAGACGCAATTCTGAACTACCTGAAAACGCATAAAACCTGCAGCTCTCCAGATGTGGCCGCGGCTTCCGGAATGACGCATACCTGCATCAACCAGGCTGCAAATATCCTGGCAAAGCAGGGGGTACTGGTAGCTGAAGCTCGGGTGTGGCGGACGGTTTACTACCGGCTGGCCACTGAAGAAGAAATTTCAGGCAGGAAGAGCACTAACCAGATTTTCAACGAGTGTCGGCAAAGCCCGGCGATGAAGCGGGTACTGGCTGTTTACGGGAGAACATCAGCATGACTATCACATTACAGTCTGTAGACGAGCTCATCGCCTCCCTGGAGAGCGCAGGCGAGCTGTCTATCAGAGAGCAGAAGTTCCTGAAGCTGGCGAAAGCGTACCAGCAGCTGGCTGCGGAGAATGTGCAAATCAAAGCTATGAACGATTGTCTATCGGAGGAATTGCGTGGTTATGAGTCTGATGGCGCTTTTGAGGGGCCGAAGATGCATCTGCTGTGGTGGCAGGTCGAAACCCCCGCCACCGATCGCATCGTAGCCGAAGCCGAGGCGCGCGGAGTTGAGAAGGCCATCGCTCACCTGGAGAAGAAGTTCAGCAATATCGGCGTGCAGATCATGAACTTGCAGTGGCTGGCAGACTCGCTGCGCGAGGGGGCCGACAAATGAGCAAGTACCGCAAAGGCGCAGTGTATCTGCGCAAGATGAAGTCCAGCGACAAGTCTAACGACTTTCGTACCAGCATGCGCATGGCGCTATTCAGTGACAAAAAAGTCTGGAAGCGACCCGAAGAAGTTAAGCCAGTTGTTCTTGTTCAGCACGGTGTGAAGCGAGTTGTAAGCGTGTTCATGAACATGGATGACGCTGCCGGGTGTCTTATTAGTGGAGCATTTGAAAAGCGAGCGCGTAATTCACGGCACAATCCGCGACGAGGAATGCGTTACACCAAAGGAGATATGAAAAAGGCGTTTCGTAAATGGGCATTCAAGCACAAACAGGAGTGTGCAGCATGACTGATATCACCGAACTGGTGCAGAGAGCCAGAATCAACGCTGAATGTGGTGAGCATCTTTCCCCGGCGGAGGCCATGGAGCTGGTAGAGGCACTGGAATCAGAGAAACGTATTTGCGCAACGTGGAGAAAAACAGCTAAGTCGACCGGTGAAAAGCTGGAGAAGGCGCAGCAGCGCAACGCAGAACTTGAAGCGCAAAACGAATATATCCGTAAGCGCTATCAGCAGCTCGATCTGCTGATCGGGAAAAATATCCTGGTTATGCAGGCTGCAATCATCGAATGGCAGGCCACTGGCGATGCTAAAAACGGGCTGGCGTGGATTTATAACACGCTCTTCGGACCAGGCGAATTGCCTGATGAAGCGGAGAAAGACGCACAGGCATATTTCGACCGCAAATATGCTCCGCTCGATGAAGAGCTTATGGCGCTTCACAAGTGGTTTTGGGAACAAAGCGAGGCTGAACGTGCCGCCGCTGGCATCAAGGTGGAGGCTGAGTGATGTTCAAAATCGAAAGTTCCGAACAACGCCTCAAGCGGGCTCTCACAGAAAACGCCGGTAAATTCACCATCGACGAAGACGGCGGAATCCATACCAACTGGCAGCATCCCGAAGTACAGGCAACTATGCGCAGGCACTTTGAGGCGCTCAGCAAAATTAAGGTGGACCGGAAATGAGCGAATTTTCACGAGAAACACTACTTAACATTATCGAGACTGACCATGTGCAATGCGGCGAGGCTTCGGCGCTGGCCCGCATGGCGCTGGCCGCAATGGACAGCGAGCCGGTGGCGGAGGTGTATCAGGTACCAAATGTAGGGATATGCGCTGCTCTTGGTCCATCCATCAGGATGCTATGCCCACTGGAGCCTGGCACTAAGCTCTATCGCCACGCGCAGCCAGCGGCGGAACGTGAGCAGGTACGCAGTGCGCATGCCGAGTGGTCACAGGCAACTTTCGGTAATGTCGGCCCGGTTGGCCCGCTGAAGCATCTCAGCAAAGAAGCACTGGAAGCCGCTGAACAGCCCGGCGACCTGTCAGAATGGGCTGATATGCAGTTCCTGCTGTGGGATGCGCAGCGTCGTGCAGGCATCACTGATGAGCAGATTACGCAGGCAATGATTGAAAAGCTGGCGGTGAACAAGCAGCGCAAATGGCTGGAGCCGAAAGACGGAGAGCCGCGTATGCACATCAAAGAGCAGCCAGCGACGGTAGTGGGTTATGTACCGCTTGGGGATTCTCCATATGATATTCCATACAGCATGCCATCAAACCTTCGGGAATTGATTGCTGAAGAGATAGGGATTCTTTTTAGCGATGATGATGCTCAAAGTGTATGGAATGTGTGCCGCCGCGCCGCCATGCTCGCAGCCGCCCCGCAGCTACCCGGCAGTGAACCAGCTGCCATGCCGGGTAAATGGATTCCGGTAAGCGAGCGGATGCCTGAAAATGATGGGGCGTATCTTTGCTGGGATAATCGTTACGTAACTACCTACGCATTCATATTTGGTGCTTGGCAGGCAAACCAATTCGTTGC